CAATATTAATAAGTCTTATAACTACAATGTAATGCACTCTCACGGTCGTGCAGATCTGATTGGAATTTACTATATTCAACTTCCTCCAGATTCTGGTAATCTGGTAGTTATGAGGAATGATGGATCTCAATACTGTGATTTGTACGAAAATCGTGCTGATATGCTAGAATATATCATCGAACCAGATACTGGAAGACTGTATATACTTCCAGGACACTTGTGGCACTATGTCACTGGAAGCAATAGTGAAAAGGATCGAATTTCAATTTCATTCAATATCTACACATGATTAAACGTTTTACTGAACTTCTTACTCAAACTGTAGAGACACAATTGTCTATACTTCAAAAAAAAGCAGGAATTTATAAAGAAGAATTTACTACTGATAAAGAATCTAAAAAATTAAATAAAGATACTACTCCACATACTGGGATTCCTGCACCTGTATATCTTAAAGATGATCCTTGGTTTGGACCCGCACCGATACCAACCGAGAATCAGAAAGATTATATGGAAAGGGAAACTAAGATTAAACAGGAAGAGCAAAAATCGAAATCTGAAGAAACTTGCGAATCTGAAGATATCCATGCTAAGATGTATGAGATTGCAACTCAGAACTGGACCACCGTAATAGAACCTCAAGGCGGTTCTGAAAATTTCCAAGAAGGTCCTAGTGGTTGGAAATCTGGAATACGTTGACAATTCCTCCACTGTACTGTAAAATACTACTATGATTTTAGAAACCATCCTGGCACTGAGTGCCGTTGATTACGATCATCTTGCCCGTGCCGTTCAGGTAGAGGCAGTACCCAATACTCGTGATGAGTTTTGTGTTGCTGTTTCAATTTTGAATCGTGTTCGTTCTCCCTACTTTCCCAATACAGTAGCAGACGTTGTTTATGCTCCTGGTCAATATGAAGGATTTCTATATTGGAATCCCTCTGCAAAACAGAGTGTTGTCAACCGATTAAAAGATAATCAAAATCTTCTTGATGCATATTCTGTGATTGGTGATCGAACAAGTTTTAAAGGTCAAAGAATGCTACCATATCGTGTGGTAGCAGAAGATCCAATGTGCGATTCTAGAGGAAACTTCTTCCATTATCATTGGCAGGGGTGATCCCTTCTGACTCGTTAGCTCAGCTGGATAGAGCAACTGCCTTCTAAGCAGTCGGTCGTAGGTTCAAATCCTACACGAGTCGTTGTCCTTTTTTATTCCTTATGGGCAAATATGATTTTGGTGGACAACCACCAGTAGCAGTCAACATCCTTAGACTCATTAGTGAGTTGGAAGGTTCTTCTCAAATGCTCAAATATATGGGTTTTGAAGAAGATATGAATGCTATTAATGAAATGAAGAAGAGATACTATAAACTCTACTTCAAAACTAATAAGGAAGAAAAGGCAAACAATCCTCTATAGCTCAGTTGGTAGAGCAGGTGACTGTTAATCACCCTGTCCCTGGTTCGAGTCCAGGTGGAGGAGTTGCCTCCGTAGCTCAGTGGTAGAGCAGGGCTTTTGTAAAGCTCAGGTCGCAAGTTCAAATCTTGTCAGAGGCTTGACAATCTACAACGGTTGTCATATACTACTCTCATCCGTGTGAAGGATGTGTAAGGGAAGTAATTCCCTACCACTTGCGGAATTAGTTTAGAGGCAAAACTAAAGGTTTCCAACCTTTCGTCACCAGTTCGATTCTGGTATTCCGCTCTTGGTGTAAAGATCGTAAGAGTATTTACACCTAAATAATAAACCTTTTGTCTTTCAGACAATTAAAGTAACAAAAGGTAATACTTAACACGGGACAGTCGAGTCCCTATTCATCTGCGGGTATCCATTCCGCAAGTAACTAAAGGTAACAAAAATGTTTAAATCTGTATTCGCAGCCTCTGCTGCTCTGTTCGCATCCGCTGGCGCTGCCCTTGCAGGTCCCTACGTCAACGTAGAAACCAATGCTGGTTGGACTGGATCGGAGTACAATGGCGCCGGAACGGACGTTCACGTAGGGTACGAAGGCGCATTCAGTGAAGCTGGTTCATTCTACGTGCAGGGCGGTGCTACTGTACTGACTCCCGATGGTGGCGACAGCGACACCGTTCCTTCTGGTAAGGCAGGTCTTGGTCTTGCACTGACGGACGCACTTGGTGCATATGGTGAAGTCTCATTCGTTGGATCTGGTGACGAAGATCTTGACCGTGGTTATGCAGGTAAGTTGGGCGTCAAGTACAACTTCTGATCGTTCATATAGACACATAAACATCTAGATGTTATACTGGGGGTGCGACGGCATCCCCTTTTTTTATGAGAAATTATTTTGTAAAGATCGTCACTCATCCTGCTACGCATTTTAATTTGATCTCTCTTGGAGTATTGATTCTGATTGGAATGCTTCATAATCATGCACACTTTTCAATGACTAAGGATGCAGATTCTTATGTGAGGCAGTGGTGTAGGTCATCAGCAGAAAACAAAAAGACCTGTATTCGTTATGGTGGTAACATGGACTATTGACACTATTAACTGATTATTGTATACTGAGGAATCTTCAAATCCCTTTTTTTCTATGAAGAAACGAACAAAAAAACTTTTAGATTGGTTTTTTGAAACTGATTTGGGTGAAGAGAATGTAGCAAATTGTGTTAATCTCTATGAACTGGTAGAAAAACTTCAATATCGATTAGAAAATATGGAAAATGAACATATGCATCTTGTTTGTGAAATTGGGAAGTTGCAGGGTAAACTAGATATGTTAGAATCTGAGTTATCTAATGAAGATTAATCTTTGGTATTCCAAAAGTATGGGACAGTGGCGATGGACTTTATGTGAAGAGTTTAAGAATGGTGTCACAAAAATAGAACAATACTCTGGAGAGCAGAAAGAACTTCGTATTGCAATGGATGATGTTGCAAATACTGTAGAGTATATGTTAGAATATAATGAGAAGGGCGAATAGCTCAGAGGTAGAGCACCTCCTTTACACGGAGATTGTCGGGGGTTCGATCCCCTCTTCGCCCATATAAATAGATCTGGAAAGACTTCTTTGAAGGAAGGATCACATTATAAAAAAATGGATAATGTAAAAGTTAGGTGCCGCTCCTGTGGTAAGGAGTTGATTGGGCATCCAATAAAAACTGTCTGCTGTGGTTGTCCAAATATGACAACAGTTCGTGGAGATAAAATTTCGGCAGTTGATTTAGGACAAGTTGTTATGCTAAGTTCTTATTCAAGTAAGAAAGAAAGTGTTCTTACTCAAGAAGATCTTGCTTTTCAGGAACAAAGAAAGCAACGTAAAATACGTAAATTGGATTTTGATATCAGATAAAAATTGTGAGAATATACGCATATTTTTATTGAGTGTAGCAATTTGATACAGTAAATAGTATTGTAGACATTTTCTTTCTACCATGCATCCCGACGAATTTCAAAACTGGGCAACAATTAAAAAAGTTTTTGAGGAAAACGGCACAACAAACAACTACTTTTACGTGCGTGCCTGTGCTATAGTTGGAGGACAACCAGACCCACTTGATATGAAAAAGAATGTCTCATCGGATGCCTGAGATAATACCAGATCATTTTACAACTAAAAAAGAAGTTCAGGAGATGATTGATGATGCAATACGAAAGCACAATCGTAATGCTGGAATTATCTCTATGTGTGTTGGTTGGGTTGTTCTCGCACTTTTTGCTGAGGGTTTACTTCGACTCGTCGGAGTAATTCCACCGTTATTGCCTTGGTTGAAAATTAATTTATAGGAAAATTATGAAAGTTGGATTGATTGGTCTAGGTCGTACTGGTGAAGGTATGGCTCGTCGTATGCTTGCAAAGGGTATTGAAGTCTGGGGTTACAGTAGCACTAACTATGAGAATGCCTGTGGACAATATGAAGCAGGGCACCTTAGTGGATGTGTAACTTCACTAGAGTATCTTGTCCAAGCAGTTAAATCTGATGGTAAGAAGTTCACTAGTGCAGGAAGAATTCCTGGCATCTTCCAAATCACACTGCCAGAGAAAAAAGCAGAAGACACACTTGATGAATTGCTACCTTTACTTGAGGAGGGTGATATTATCATTGATCACAGTACCACAGACATAAGAAAATGTCAGGAACTGGAACTATACTGTTCTAAGTTAGGTGTCTTATATATTTTCTCAGGGGTATATGGAGCACATGTTGCTATTGATGCTTGCTCTAAAATTTTCCAATCACTATCACCAGGTAATGTTGAATGACTCTATCGAATGTCTTACTCTGGGTATCAATTCCATTTGTGCTTCTTACTATAACCTTTGGACTTTATAGGGGTGAGAATTTCTACTACGAAAGTAATGACTATGATGGAAATGGAACGGCACATTAAAGGACGTTATGATTTTGCCATGAGTGCATTCTCTAGAATGTATGGTGTAAATTATGTAATGAGTTCACCTGATCTTTCTAGATTTTGTAAGAAGTGGTCTGAAACTGAGGGGCAAGAAGCACCTCACGGAACTATAAGTGAGATTAACTTTTACTTTTTAGATCTTTGGAAAATCTGGGGAGGATACGTATGACCCACATCGCACTCAAGGCAGCACACTTTGCCGCTGCCACACTCAATAATCCTTTTGGAATTGGAACACTCAGTCTTGCATTGGTTGTTGTTCCAATTTTTGGTATGCACATGGTTCACAAATATGGTTGGCAACATTGGGCACCATTTGACAGTCATCATAAGTAGTGTTATAGTACCTATGTTGTTCTCGTAACAACTGCGGTGCTTTCCTTTGGTAGGTTTAGAAGTAGCGGCGATAGGAACCTACCATTCAACTGCCAGTATAACCACTGGCACCTTGACTACATATAGATAAAACCTTATAATGTAAGGGTAAACCAAACACAACAATGGCACTGACTGAAAAATTCAAAAAGGACATCAGCACTCTCCGTGCTGCTGCCGATGGCGAAATTTTCCTTGATGTAAAGAATCCGAAACTTTTCAAAAAGGTACGCCGCTTCTACGAAAGAGATGGAGTGGTGTTTTCAGGAGAAGCATTAGATGATTATGAAATGTTGATGGAACTCATCTACAAAGATCTTGAAACTGTTGAGGTTGGTTGATGAACGATCTAGATTCTAAGTCTGTTGCTTCAACAAAAACCATTGTTATTCACGAACGATTGCCTTTTAGGTTTGTTCAAAAGGGTTATATTCAATCGAATGGTAAACCTGATTTTCGATTACAAGAACAGGATTATTACAATCGTAGGTGGTTTGATGTTTATCTGTTCGACAATGGAGATCAAATGCTTCTAGCCATTGAAGATGCAGAGTATCCTAAGTGGTTGACAGGTAAACCCTGCTATATCAAAGACTCGGTAAGTCGTGTAAACTAGCCCTGGTCGGGATGATCCCAAAGTCACGGATGGACTCTAACAGAACTGGTGGAGTCATTAGACCCTATTAAGAGTTTACGACATCTCTCAAATGGCGTTGGTGCGGATGGGTTACTCCCGCTCAGTTTCTTACTTCTGGTTAAAAAGTAAGTGGCGTGCATGACAAGACCTGATAGGGGTGGTTGCATAAACCACTCTTTTTTAGTATAATAGATACTATGCACAATAACCAAAATTTTTTAATGAGCGACTATAAGAAAACTGCACTGGTGCTTGGAGCAGGTGGTTTTATTGGAAGTCACATGGTTAAACGACTACGATCCGAGGGGTATTGGGTGCGTGGTGTTGATCTTAAGTATCCAGAGTTCTCTGAGACTGAAGCAAATGAATTTGTTCAGGGAGATTTACGTGACGTAAGTTTTGTTTCCAGAGTCATTCAGTATAAGGGTGAACAGGGTAACTTCTATAACTCTGTTCCCTATCGTTGTATCCGTCCCTTCGATGAGATCTATCAGTTTGCTGCTGATATGGGCGGTGCTGGTTTTGTCTTCACTGGCGAGAATGATGCAGACATTATGCATAATTCTGTCACTATCAACTTGAATGTCCTTGAAGAAGTTCGTAAACTCAATGAGACTTTTGATGGTGAAGAAAATGGCACTGAATGTGTCCGACCTGATCTAGACCAACCCACCAAGATCTTCTACTCTGGATCTGCTTGCATGTATCCAGAACACAATCAACTCGATCCTGATAACCCTGATTGCCGTGAAGAATCTGCATACCCTGCTAACCCCGATTCAGAGTATGGTTGGGAAAAACTCTTTAGTGAGCGTCTCTACCTTGCTTACAATCGCAACCACGGCATCCCTGTTAGGATTGCTAGGTATCACAACATATTTGGTCCTGAAGGAACCTGGGACGGTGGAAGAGAGAAGGCACCAGCTGCAATCTGCCGTAAAGTCGCTTACCTCCCGGAGTCGGGTGGAGCAATCGAGGTGTGGGGAGATGGGTTACAAACTCGTTCCTTCTTGTTCGTTGACGAATGCGTTGAAGCAACTTACCGAATGATGCAATCAGACTTTATGGGACCAGTCAACATTGGTTCTGAAGAGATGGTTACTATCAATCAACTGGTAGAAACTGCTGCTAGAGTTGCAGATAAAGAAGTTGCTAGGATTCATATTGATGGACCTCTTGGTGTACGTGGACGCAACTCTAATAATGATTTGATTCGTGAAGAACTTGGTTGGGATTATTCACAAACTCTAGAAGAGGGTATTCGTAAAACCTATAATTGGATTAATGAACAAATTAAATCTAATACACTTGTTGAAGTATGATTTTATATGTGTATCTCCAGGGTGGTCTGGGGAACCAAATGTTTCAGTATGCTGCAGGTCTTTCTGCTCTTAAAGAATATCCACAGTTTACTGATCTGAGATTAGATGATTCTTTTTATACCAATCAAGAAAGAAAAGTAATTGTAAATGGAATGACTGGTCGTGGTTTTGACCTTGATCTTTTTAATATCAAATACAAGACTATTGAGGAAGCACCGGAGGGTGCAACAATGCTCCAGGGATGGTTTCAAAATCTTGAAGAGTTTGTTAATGTAGAGGATGAAGTGCGAAAGCAATTCACTTTTGCTAAACCATTTGATGGTAAAATTAAACATCTACACGATAATATTAATAACCATTCAGTATCCATCCACGTTCGTAGGGGAGATTTTATAAACAATCCTACAGCGTATGCTCATAATGAACATATGGGTCCTGAGTATTATCGAAAAGCGATGGATGTGATGGAGGATATATATGATGATATCACATATTTTGTTTTCTCTGAGGACATTGAGTGGTGTAGAGAAAATATCAAAAACGATAAGCATCCTGTTGTTTTAGTTGATGATGATTACTCTGGAGATAGAGATTCAGGACATTTGTATTTGATGCAGGAGTGTGAAAATCACATTATCGCTAATAGCACTTACAGTTGGTGGGCAGCATTTCTTGGTCAATCTAAGGTAACTGTTGGACCTAAAAAGTGGTTTGCAAATGAAAGTGGATCTGAAATAATGTTAGAAAATTGGATCAAATTATGAACATTGCAATTTTAGGATCTGCTGGGCAGATTGGTGCGTACTTGGAAGAGTACCTGAAAGAAAAAGGACATGATGTAATTGGTGTTGATATTGTTGAAGGTCCACAGAATGATCTTCGAGTAACACCAAATACTTATATTGAATCTATTATAAAGAATGCTGATTTTGTATTCTTTCTTGCTTTTGATGTTGGCGGTTCACGATACCTAAAGAAGTATCAGCATACGTTTGACTTTATTAATAATAACACTCGTATGATGGCAAACACATTCCGTCTTCTCAAACAATTTAATAAGAGATTTATCTTTGCCTCATCTCAGATGAGTAATATGACACACTCTCCCTACGGTGTGATGAAGCGTGTTGGTGAACTTCATACCACAGCATTAAAAGGACTAATTGTTAAGTTCTGGAATGTATATGGTATTGAGAAGGACCATGAAAAAGCACACGTCATTACTGATTTCATCCGTAAGGGATTTGAAGAGGGTCAATTTGAGATGATGACTGATGGCACTGAAGAACGCCAGTTTCTTTATGCTGAGGATTGCTGTGAAGCATTAGAGACAGTTATGGAAAACTATACTGACTTTAAATCCGAAGATCCACTACACATTACATCATTCAGATCGGAAACAATTAAAGAGGTTGCTTCCATTATCAAAGGGTGTTTTGCTGTTGATGGTAACTATGATATTGAAATCAAACCTGGTCTAGCAAAGGACAGTGTTCAGATGGACAAGAGAAATGAAGCAGATAATTATATTTTAAATTGGTGGGTTCCAAAAACCACAATTGATATTGGCATCAGGAAAGTATATAATGAAATGAAAAAGGAGTATCGTAATGACTAGAGTAAGTACAATCACTCCTTGTTTTAATATGGCAAGGTATATGAAAGGTTTTTTAGAAAATCTTTCAGAACAAACTCATAAAGATCTTGAGATTGTTTTGGATCATAACAACCCTACTAATGAAGAAGTTGTTATGGTTGAATCATATAATAATGATCATAATAATATTTTTCATATTCAAGTTGATGGAGTAGATCCCATTGGTATTTCAATGAATCGTTGTATTGAAAATGCATCTGGTGACTATCTCTGTATCTGGAATGTTGATGATCTCCGAACTCCAGATTCAATTGAAGTGATGGCAAAGGCGCTGGATGAAAATCCAGATGTTGATTTTGTTTATGGTAACTACCACGTTGTTCCATCATTTGGATCTAAGGAAGGGCACATTGTTGATGAAGCAGGTAAAGAAGAATGGTTAAAGATTGGAATGATTCTTGGACCATTCTTTATGTTTAGAAAATCTGCTATTGAAAAGGCAGGTGTTTTTGATGAGCAATTAGTTTCTGGTGCTGATTATGATTTAGCACTTCGTCTTGCTTTCAATGGTAAAGGTATGCATATTCCAAATATTCTTGGATATTATTTGAATGAAGGTATGGGTGCCAGCACTCGTCCTGATAGTAAGCAACCTCTAGAGAGAACTGTAATTGAACTTAGATATGGTATCCGTATTTTGGAACCACGTCTTGTTCCACAAACTAAAACCTATGATGTAGATCATATTATTGTGGATGGAAAGAAAACACCAGCAGCGAGTTACATGAATGAATAATACTAAACTTAAAAAAATAATTTCTGAAACACAGAATAATCCACATATTGAATGGAACGATAAATCATTACTTGATATTATAAATTCTGATTCAGTTTTTTCTGGATATATCCATAACAACTTTTCAGACGGATTTGCAGGATACTTTGCATTATTACATAGTCTGACATCTAATCTTGATGATGATTCTACTATTGTTGAGTTGGGAAATAGAGAAGGTCTTGGGATTCTATCAATCTATGATTCACTCAAGGAGAATCAAACACTTTATACATTAGACATTATTGATGATGTTAGATTTGTTGGTGATAAAGTAAAAAATGATTCTAGAGTACACATCCTGAATGATTTTAATTCACTAGACTCTAATAGAATTGAAAAAACTTTTGAGAAGAAAAGTATCTCTATGATATTTTTAGATACAATTCATACCTATGAACAAGCTTCTAAAGAGTTTGATTTGTGGGAACCTTATATGAAAGATGATTGTGTAATGTTAGTTGATGACATTAGAGATTATATGCCAGGTAGAACTAAGTGGAGATTTCATACAGAATTAAATTATAGTCATAAGTATGATGTAACTGAATGGGCACATAGTGACACAGGTTTTGGAGTTTATTTAAAATGAAAGTAATTGGTATTCTACCTTTTAAGAACGAAGAGAGATTTCTTCCAACGTATCTTTCAAATGTCCAACCAATCTGTGATGAGATTATTGCTGTTGATGATCACTCAACGGATAACTCTCGGCAAATTATGGAAGATGCTGGTGTTATTGTAAAAGGTTATGATGATACTGAAAAACTAAAAGGTGGTTGGACTTGTGGATTAATCCGCCAGCATTTGTTTAATTATGCAAGAGAAGCAGGTGGTACTCATTTTGTCTGCTTAGATGCTGATGAAACATTCACATCAAATTTTGTTCCTATTGCAAGAGATATTATGTCTCAACTGCAACCAGGTGAAAAGGTTCATATGCAGTGGTTAGCACTCTGGAAGAGTTACACTGCATATCGTGATGATCATACTGTTTGGAGTCGTAACTTTAAAGACTTTATTGTTGCAGATCATCCTGACCTTGATTATTCATACAACTATATGTGTGAAGGTAGAACAATTGGACCTAATAATAATGATACTCTGAGAACATTGGAGGTTGAGCACGGTGCAGTTCTTCACTATCAATTTTCTTGTTTCAATAATTTTCTTCTGAAGCAAGCGTGGTGTCAAGTTGGTGAATTAGTTCAACAGGGTCCTGGTGCTTTAGGTTCTATCAACAGTAAGTATAGTATTTGCTATCAAGATCAGAATGTAGGTATGAGGGAAATGCCTGCTGATTGGATTAAAGGAATTCCAGAACCTCCAGTCCCAAACTTTGATCCAGAATGGAAAGATGAAAATTTCTTAAGAGAAAATCTTTTGCCTGATATCTATAGACATTTTGATGAATATGGAGTAGAATACTTTGAAGGTCTGAATATATGGCAGATTCCACAATTATCAGAAAGGAGAAAGGGTGCATAAGTTTTCTTACAATTATGAACAGTACCATAAAGATGAACTAAATCGTTTTCTTTCTGAAAAAAGAAAAGATGGTAACTTTAAAGTATTGGATGTTGGTGGATCAGTAGGACCTTGGTTTTGGGATAACACTGATGTGATCTTTGATTTTATTCCTCCTACTGGAAACTTTAGTGGTGACTATATTTCTGGAGATGCTAATCTGCCAGAGGGTTGGAAAAATTTAGATGATTATATTTCAAAAAATGGAAAGTTTGATTTTGTAATCTGTCGCCAAACTCTGGAAGATCTGAATCATCCAGAACTGGTTACAAATAAACTACAGACAATTGCTGATGCTGGTTGGATAGGTGTACCCAGTAAGCACTTTGAATTGATGAAAGGTATCTATCCAGAGATGCCTACTTCAAGAGGTCTTCATCATCATCGGTGGATATATGTCACTAAGAATGGTAAGTGGTATGGACTTCCTAAGATGGGGTGGACTGATTCATTATCAGATCAGACTCTAGAAGGTGTAGTTTTGGATGGTAGTCCTTGGGCACACGAGTTGAGTTTTTATTGGGAAAAAGAAATTAATGTCTTTTGGCTTCTCCCATTTATTGATGGCAATTTACCTGAAAATTATGGAGATGATTTTTTAAGAGAATGTATGCAGGGATGCAAACATCCTTGGGATCTATGGATTAACCTATTACAAAGTTCTGACTAATTATGATTAAAATTGCATTTATTAAATTTGGTGGAATGGCAATTGGTGGAACTGAAAAAGTTCTACAAACTATTGCTGCTGAATTACCTAAAGACCAATTCCAAGTAGATTATTTTTATTGTGATGCAGCACCTTATATTGGTTCAGACTATAAGCATATAGACACTGATCCTTCTCGTGTTGAATATTGTAAGGAGAATGGAATAAATCTAATTAAATTCAATGTTGGATTTAAAGATGTAACTAAATCTACTCACGACTGGATTGATACTAATTTTTGGGAAGTATTTAATGAGGATGATTATGACGTAATTCAAACTGGTAGATCTGGTCATCCAGAATATCCTTTCTGTATGATTCATAAGACACCTATTGTTGATAGCATTCATCTGTCTGGTATGGCAGAGAATAAACCAAACTCTGTAAAAACTGTTTTGATATCTGGCGAACAACGGGATAGGTGGATTTCCTCTGGAGGTCCTGCTGATAGAGCTGTCACTATTCCTAATCCTCTCAAGATACCTGATATTGGTGATGTTAATTATAGGGAAGAACTGGGGTGGCAAGATAAATTTATTTTTGGATTGCATCAAAGAAGAGATAATAATATATTCTCTCCCATACCTTTAGAAGCATATGATGAAATTGAAACTGATAATACTGCATTTCTACTTCTAGGTGGTAGTGATAACTATCGAAAACAAGCAAAGGATTTGGGTTTAAAAAACTTTATTGCTCTACCAACAACTGGAGAAGTAGAAACAATTCATAAATTTTTGAATACCTTAGATGTATATGCTCACGGACGTTCAGATGGTGAGCAATGTTCCTGCGCTATAATTGAAGCAATGTCGCATAGTTTACCTGTTATTAGTCATACTGCCCCAAGTATGGGTCAGGCAGAGCAAATAGATAATGCTGGAAGGGTTGTAGGTAACTATGAAGAGTATTCTGAGGTGATGGGAGATATGTTATCAGATGAAGAATATTACAACCAATGTAGTTCTAATTCAAAAAAACGCTATGATGGGGTGTATAAGTTAGAAACAGTTATGCAAAAATACATTCAAATTTATAAGGAAGTAAGTGGTAATGTTTAATTTAGATTCTTATACAAATCACAATTCAGAGTACTGTCAAAACGAAGCTTTTGAAAGAGAGAGGTTGGCACACGAACAACGTGACTCTGAAAGTTTTCTCTATCAGAAAGATATCCCACACGGAGATAATTTAGATAAGCATAAGTTTACAACTGCTGTAGATATTGGTGCAGGTACTGGATGGTTGACTAATTATTTGATTGATAAGCGTAAGTATACTAAGGTATATGCTATTGAACCATCTCAAGCAGCTGTAGATATAGCACAAAAGATTTATCCAGATCAGAAAAAAGTTAAGTACATTGTTGGTTTTGCTGAGGAAGAAATCAATAAACTTAAACTGAAGAAACCAACATTCTTTTCTACGATGTGTGTACTGGCACATTTGTGTGATGAGGATGTTACTTCTATATTAACTGCTATTGATATGGTTGCACCAGTTGGTTCTATTTGGTCTGCATCTGAACCTTGGGGTGATAGTTATCATCGAGAGTGTTGGCATATTCGTACACCTGAATGGTGGTCAGATGTAATGCCAAAATGGCAATTTGAATTTTATTCTGATTATGAATTGAACGATCCTACGGGACGATATAAGGGATTTACTGCTATTAGACTATGAAAATTCTTATTACTGGTGGTGCTGGATTCATTGGATCTCACACTGCAGATCGCCTTCTAGAGATGGGACACGAAGTTCGTGTTCTTGATTTTCTCACTAAACCAGTTCATCCTGAGACTAAGAAACCAGAGTATCTTGATTCTAGGATTGAATTCATTCAGGGAGATGTTACTTCCAAAAGTGTTTTATACATGGCACTTGATGGTGTTGATGTTGTTTATCACTTTGCAGCATTTCAAGATTACTTACCACAGTTCTCTAAGTTTGTTGATGTAAATATAAAATCAACTACATTAATCTATGAATTAATTTGTGAATGGAAGTTTCCGATTAAAAAAGTTATTGTTGCCAGTAGTCAAGCAGCACTTGGTGAAGGTCTTTACAATGATTATGATGGTGAGAAAGTTCTTCCTGATATGCGATTGGAAGAAGATTTAAAGGAAGGTATTTGGGAACCTAGAACACCTGAAGGATTTGTCGGTCCAATGATGTGGACTTTGACTCCAGAGACTGTATCTAATCCACAGAATCCTTATGGAATGAGTAAGATATCTCAGGAGATGTTTGCTCTTGCTCTTGGTAAAAGATATGATATTCCTACAGTTGCAATGAGATACTCTATTGTGCAAGGATCTCGTCAAAGTTTCTATAATGCTTATAGTGGTGCCTGTCGAATATTTTCACTTGCATTTCACCAGGGAAAGGAACCACCAATTTATGAAGATGGGATGCAGATACGAGATTTTGTGAATGTTCACGATGTTGTTGATGCAAATATTCTTGTTCTTGAAGATGATAGGGCAAACTATGAAATGTTTAATGTTGGTGGGGGAAGACCTGTAACAGTTAATGAGTTTGCTAAAGTTGTTGCCAATGTTTATGGATATAATGACTACAATCCAAGAGGATGTGGGAAGTATCGTTTTGGTGATACGCGACACATTTGTTCTGATATTTCAAAACTTAAACTGCTTGGATGGGAACCAAAGAGAACTATTGAAGATAGTGTGCTAGAATACAAGGAGTGGTTGGATACTGCTGATTGTATTGAAGATATTGTTGAGTACTGTTCAAAGAAAATGCAAGAACTCAATGTTGTTAGGAGTGTTGAATGATTAATTTATTCTACGAAGAAGCATACTGGGGTCATACTAATAATATGAATGGACCAAAGAAGGTTGTGAATAACCTCCTTGCTTCTTTGGATCAGGAAGGTATTCCTTACGCTGCTAACGTTGAACAGTATAAAAACAATCTACTACTTCAATATGATTGGGCAGGTCATGTTAAACACTCAGAACTCACTTTAGAGAACTGTGTAATTGGACCACAAATTTGGTTATTTGATCAACATACAAATGAACTGAAGAAAAACCCACATTACTACAAGTCTATTATTGCACCATCTCAATGGGTAAAAGATCTATTCGTAAGTAAGTTTGATTATCCAGAAGATAAGATTGTTACTTGGCCTGTTGGTATAGAGATGAAGGAGTATAAGAAAGATTTAAAATATGATTGCCTTGTTTACTTTAAGCGTAGAAGTGAGGAGGAACTTGAGCAAGTAACAACATTTCTTGAAAAGAATGAGATGAGTTATAATGTTGTTAAGTATGGTAATTACGACCAAGAAAAATTAGAAGAACTATGTGACAATTCGGCATTCTGTTTCTTACTCAATGGGACAGAGAGTCAAGGTATCGCAGTTCAAGAGATGATGGCAAGAGATTTGCCAATGATTGTGTGGGACGTTAGAGAATGGGAAGATCAAGGTAGACAGTGGGCAGTGCCTGCTACATCTGTACCATATTGGTCTGATCAATGTGGTGTGAGATTTTTTGATGCACTTGACATTGACTATGCTTTTGATAAATTTTGTAGTAAAATATATACACCATACAAATTTGTAGAGGAAACTCTTTCCTACAAACAGTCAGTAAAAACACTAATGGAGATTTTTGATGTTACTTAGTTTTCGTGGATTAGTAGACAAATATAAAATGAATATCAAAGGTATCATTCACATTGGTGCCCATATTGGTCAGGAGATCCCCGATTATATTGATACGGGTATTCAGAATATTATCCTGTTTGAACCTTTGGAAGAAAACTTTAAAATTCTTTCTGAGAAAGCGCAGAAGATGAATGCAAATATTATTGGACACCAAGTTGCTCTTGGATCCAAACCTGGAAAAACTACGATGTATGTGAGTGATCATAATCGTATTAGTAGTTCTATCCTTAAACCAAAAGTTCATCTTACACATCATCCTAATGTATCTTTTCCAGATAAAGAAGATGTTGAAGTTGATTGCCTAGATAATTTTGATTCTTTTGGTTACAACTTTATTAATATGGATGTTCAGGGATATGAACTTGAAGTATTGAAGGGTTCTAAGAAAACTCTTGAAGGTGTTGATTATGTTTACTGCGAAGTTAATCGTGATGAGGTATATGAAAATAATGCATATGTTGAAGAACTTGATGAATTTCTAAAAGAATATAATATGATAAGGGTGATGACCAGTTGGGAAGGTCAAATTTGGGGTGATGCACTTTATGTACGGGAGAATCTACTGTGAAAATTTGTATTTTAACTATTGCAACTAATAAGTATCTGCAGTTTGTAGAAAAACTGTATGAGGATATTTCAGAGAAGTTTTGTCCTGGAGCAGAAATAAGTTGTCTTCTATTCACCGATCACGAAATTGAAGAATCTGGTGATAATGTTAGGGTTCATTACATTGATCATGAACCTTGGCCAATGCCTACTCTGAAGCGTTATAATTATTTTGTTAAAGAGAAGGACTTTATTCTTGAACACGACTATTGCTTCTACTTTGATGCTGATATGCGTATTGATGAAGTAGTGGAGATGGATGAAGTTTGTGGAGATCTTGTTGCTACTCGACACGGATATCAATCATTGATGGATCCTTCATCACAATCCTTTGATAGGAATCCAAAATCACTTGCTTGTGTTCCTCCTGATGAAAAAACAGTTACTTATTATGCTGGTGGTTTCAATGGAGGTAAGACTGAAGTCTTTATGGAAATGGCAGATACCATCGCTAATAGAGTAAACAAAGATCTTAAGAAGAATGTTGTTGCTCTCTGGCACGATGAGAGTCATATGAATAGGTACCTTATTAACAATCCACCTACTTTAGATCTTGATCCTACTTATTGTTATGCTGAGGAGTTTATAGGTACGGAGTATCCCTACCAACCTGGAAAAATTATTGCTTTGAAAAAAAATCATGCTGCGCTTAGATCTTAGAGAAGTACCTTTTTACTATATTAATCTTGATGATGCAGTAGAAAGAAAAGAGAAAACAGAGACTCAATTAAAAGAACTTGGAATTAAAAGTGTTACACGAATAGATGCCATTCGTCATTCTTTCGGTGCTGCAGGAACTCCAAGATCTATGTTTAAGGCATTAGAACTTGCACATAATGGAGAACCATTTGTGTTGATGGAAGATGATGTAGCAGTTAAAAGATGGGATCCTATTGTTGAAATCCCAGAAGATGCTGATGCTTTTTATCTGGGCATCTCTGGTTGGGGAAGAATGAATTCACATTCTGGTCCTTTTGTCCAATGGGAAAGAATTGATGATAATACTCTACGAGTTTATAATATGTTAAGCGGACACGCTATCATATACATCTCTGATCGATATATTGATCTAGCAAAACGAATTTCACATCACGCAGGATATGTTATTGAAAATCATGTAGACATTGGATTTGCTGAAGTTCAACGTTGGCATAATGTATATGCTCTTGATGATCCTTACTTTTATCAGACAAGTTCTGATGGCAATCAGAAAGTAACCTATCTTCCTTTATCTGAGCAAGATTCATTAGAATGTGTTAGTTTTATGAGACCTTATTATCTACCACAAAGAGTTATCTAATGTATATTGCACATTGTCCTTTAAGGATATCTCTCTTTGGGGGATCTACTGATAGTCCATACTTTGTTGAAAAATATGGATATGGATCTGTAATTAGTTTTGCATCGAATCTTAAAACTTATGTAACTGTTGGTAGAGATCTGTTTGGTGTCAATAATCTGGATCACAAGTATCGTTTAAACTATTCAAAACGTGAAGATGTTTATACTATTCCAGAAATCAATAATGAAGTAATTAGAGTTGTTTTAGAACACTTTAATATTGATCCAGTTCAAATTAATTTATTTGGTGATGCCTATTCGCAGGGTAGTGGATTGGCATCATCTTCGTCTTATATTGTTAGTCTTATCAAAGCAGCATCTATGTTGTGCGGTAAAAAGATGTCTGAAGTTGAGATATGTGCTCTGGCATATAATCTAGAACGAAAGTTTAATCCATATTGTGGATATCAAGATCCCTATGGGTGTGGTGTTGGTGGATTTAAAAGAATTGAATTCTATCCTAAAGATAGAGTTACTTATGATTATCTGCCATCATCTTTCTTCGATCCTTATGATATTCATCTCATCTTTACTGGAGTCACAAGAAATTCTAAAGGAGTTCTTAAGGATGTGAGTTGTAATCTTGATAAAGTTAAAGATTTACTTCCTATAGTTAATGAAGCATATGATGCAATTATTGATGGAAATCATTGCCGAGTATTTGAATTGATGAATCAATCTTGGGAGCAAAAGAAAAAAACAAGTTCTACTATTACTGAGAGCGAAATAATTCAGGAGATGGATTCTAATCTATGTCTCAACAAAACAGTACTATCACATAAATTATGTGGTGCTGGCAATGGTGGATTCTTTCTGACATTTTCTGAAAAGGGAAAGTTGAATATTCCATATCATTCTGTTAAAATAGAAGTATCCTCACAAGGTGTATCTGGGCAAGAAGTATGAACCCATTTAAAGAATATGTTGAAACTCTTCAATGCGCCCATATGGGTGATCAGTTTGAGAAGTTTCAAGAAGCATTCCAAAATCATAGTAGAATTATTATCTTAGGAAATGGGGGCAGCAGTTCAGTTGCATCTCATATCTCTCAGGATTATATGAAATTTAAAGGTAAGAAAGTTTCTATTCTTTCTGATCCTTCAATGCTCACGATGCTTACAAATGATTTTGGGTATGAGAATGCATATCAAAAGTTCTTAGAGTATTATGTTGAGGATGAAACTCTTGTTGTTCTGATGAGTTCTGGTGGAGAATCAAAAAACATTTTGAACTGCGTTTATTGGTGCGAAGATAATAACGTTAATTATGGAGTTCTAACTGGATTTGAATCCAATAATAAAATCCGAACCGTGTCAATCAATTCTCTATGGAACTATCATATTGCTAGTAAGTCTTATGGTGTGGTAGAATGTGTTCATCAAATTTTTCTTCACGGAGTGGTATGAAGTATTGTTTTGATTTAGATGGAACTATCTGTAATACTCCTTGCAATCCTGATGGTCATGGGCAAAGATACTGGGACTCTACTCCTATTGTCTTTATGGTAGAGACGGTTAATCGTCTATTTGATGAAGGTAATCATATTATTATTATGACTGCTAGAGGTAGGGGATCTGGTAAAGATTGGACCAAACTTACTACAGATATGCTTGCTGAATGGGGAGTTAAGTATAATGAATTGGAACCAATGTTCCATAAACCCACAGCAGATATCTTCATTGACGACAAAGGAGTCAATGTAGAAGACTGGATCAAAACCCAACCATTGAAGAAAGGTATTATTGCTGGTGCATTTGATATTATGCATCCTGGATATATTAGAATGTTTTCTGAAGCAAAGCAACATTGTAATCATCTTACAATTGCTCTTCACGAAGATCCTTCAATGTCCAGACCACATAAACTTAAACCAGTACAAACTCTTGAGGAAAGAAAAGAGATTCTTCGTGCTATTAGGTATGTTGATGATATTGTAGTCTATCAAGCAGAGGAAACATTTTTATCTTATCTTGATGATTATGATATTAGATTCATTGGTACTGATTATAAAAACGGTGGGTATAGTGGTTCTGATATAGATATAGATATTGTTTGGTTGGATCGAGAGGGGCATACCTATTCCTCAACCAAACTCAAAACAGAAATTTATGATTCTATAAGAGAAAAATTGAGTCTTTGTGAGGAGTATGATTAATGAGTAAGTGTTTAGTTACAGGCGGGTGTGGATTTATTGGATCTAATATAGTTGATCGATTAATCAGTGATGGGCATGAAGTTATTGTTCTTGACAATAAGAGTTCTGATAGTGCCAAGTTCTATGTGAATGAGAAAGCACAGTATGCTCAACAGGATATTAGTAACTATCAACTTACTAATACCTTTTATGCTGATGTAGATTATGTGTTTCATCTTGCTGCTGAATCTAGGATTGGTCCTTCAATCGATAATCCCATTGAGACAGTACAAAAAAATTGTTTGGGAACGGCTTCAGTTCTTCAGTGTGCCCGAAAATGGGGAGTTAAAAAAGTTATCTACTCTTCCACTTCTTCTGGATATGGAAACAATCCACATCCTAACGTTGAAACACAACCTGATGATTGTTTGAATCCATATTCAGTAACTAAGATTGCTGGTGAGAAACTGTGTAAAATGTATACAGATCTATTTGGATTGAAGACAGTAACATTCAGATACTTTAATGTGTATGGTGATCGTGCCCCTAAGACAGGGCAGTATTCGCCTGTAATCGGTATCTTCTTCAGACAGCGTGATGCTGCCGAAGATCTTACAATCGTTGGTGACGGCGAACAGAGAAGGGACTTTGTACACGTTTCTGATGTAGTCTCAGCAAATATTACTGCTGCGATGACAGATGTTGATGATCAATATTATGGTCAGGTTTACAATGTTGGTTCTGGAAAGAACTATTCAGTAAATGAGATTGCAAGTTGGATTTCTGATAATAAAACTTATCTTCCAGAACGTGCTGGTGAGGTTCGTATAAGTCTTGCTCATATTGAGAAGATTAAAAATGTATTTGGGTGGAAACCCCAGGTTGATCTTGAAGAGTGGGTTCGTAGTCGATGATTGGATTTAATCACTTAGGTAGGTTGGGACAACTTGGTAATCAGATGTTCCAATATGCTTCATTAAAAGGTATTGCTTTGAATCGCGGATTTGATTTCATGATTCCTAGATATGATGATGCAGTTGTTGATGCTCTCGGAAACAAGTTAAAGACTGAACTTTTCAATCCTTTTGATCTTGATGTTACAGTTGGGTCTTTGAAAACTGAAAAGTACATTCAAGAACCTGGATTTGGTTTTAGTAAAGCATTATATGATGAATGTCCTGATCAAGTTTCTCTTGTAGGATTTTTTCAAACAGAAAAGTATTTTAAAGAATATGCTTCAACCATTCGTGATGATTTTAAATTTAAAAATAAAATTGTTAATGAGTGTAATGATATTATAGAAGATTGTTTTGAAAATCCAATCGCTCTTCATATTCGCAGAGGAGACTTTTTAATTAATTCTGATAATCATTACAATCAAAGTATTGATTATTATGAAAAGGCATTAAGTAAATTTGATTCAAAACAACAGGTAATCATTTTTAGTGATGATCCTGACTGGTGCGTATCTCAAGAGATATTTGCAAGTGATAGATTTAATGTTTCTTCTGGAAATGGTCCCTATCATGATTTGTATATGATGACACAATGTGAAGATTTTATTATTGCAAACTCTACTTTTTCTTGGTGGGGTGCCTGGTTAGCGAATAGGGGAAGAGTTATAGCACCTTCTAAGTGGTTTGGACCTAGCAATGCCCACTTAGGAACTGAAGATCTTTATCCCTCCTTCTGGGAGGTTATCTGATGGACAAAAATAAAGCAGTACATAAACTAAAAGGACTTCCTCCAATCTATGTTATTAATCTTGATGATAAGGTTAATCGTTGGAAGTATATGGAAGATCAATTTAAATATTGGCAAGTAGAAAATTACCAACGTGTTTCTGCTTATGATGGAAGAGGTGATAATGATCTGGGTGAGATCCTTAAAGGTAAATATCCAGATCAAATGACTTCAGGTGAAGTTGGATGTGTTACGTCTCATCTTAAATCAATTAAGATGTTCTTAGAAACTGATGCACCTTGTGCTCTAATAATGGAAGATGACTGTGATTTGTCTACAGCATCTCACTGGGGATTTACTTGGAAAGATTTCTACGCCAAGGTTCCTTATGATTATGATGTTATTCAACTTGCAATTATTAATCCTGCTTCAATTACAGTGCAGTTACATAAAAGATATGTGAATGATTTTTCTACTGCCTGTTATATGATCACCAGACATCACGCAGAGAAACTTGTAAGATTGCATTGTCGGGGTGATAAGTATAAACTAGATCAAGGTGTCAAACCTCGTGCGGTTGCTGATGATTTGATTTATAATTCAGGTAATACTTTTGCTATGCCTTTATTCTTATATAAGATTGCTTTAGGATCTGATATCCACGATATTCATATTGATGTATTTCATAAGAGCAGTCATGATGGATTGTGGCAATTCTGGCAAAACCAATCAACAGATGTTAACTGGAATGATATGTTTCAATATAATCCTTATGCAGGACAACTGCCACCTGGATATGAAGGAAAATGATCATTCAAGATTCTGATCAAATATGAAGAAAATAAGTATTGACAAAACTTTACGTTTCCTATATAATATGTAAAGAAACATTACGGAGTGTATCGTGACTGTAACAACTAATGATCGTGGACAACAGAATCTGTTCGCTAAAGAGCCCCAGATGTACGTCTCTGAGACTGACGCACAACGTTATGGATATGAGACATATGCCGAAAGGGCGGAGAAATTGAATGGACGCACTGCTATGCTTGGATTTGTTGCTGCTGTCGTCTCTTATGCCACTAGTGGCAGTGTATTTTTCTTTGGTGCGTTCGGATTCTGATGACTGAGATTATTTTTACCGTCACGACAGTTGCTTTCTTCTGTCTTCTTGGTTACACTGTAGAACAACTTTCCGAAACTTACTAAGGACAAAACAATGAACGAAAACGCAGAACGCATCAATGGTTGGGCAGCAATGATCGGAGTCATTGCCGCAATGGGTAGTTATGCAGTCACAGGACAAATCATTCCAGGTATCTGGTAATGGGATTTGTAGTAGCAGCACTGCTGTTTCTTATTCCAATTGGCGCAGCAGTTAGAAACTCATGAGTATAGAATGGGCACAAACAACTATTTTTTTATTGGCACCATTCTTTTTTATGTTACTATTAGTTGAGACTACAGATGACGATGACGACCACTTTGATGGTGGTATGATGATCCCTGCTACATCACCTAATACTTGACAAAGTAGCAAATCATCTATATAATTTTAATTCACATACAAAAATTAATGGATTATAAGATTACACTTCAAACTTCTGATGGTGATGAAACTATTACTTGTCAAGATGATCAGTACATCTTAGACGCAGCAGAAGAAGCAGGAGTTGATATCAACTATTCCTGTCGTGCTGGTGCCTGTTCTTCTTGTGCTGGTAAAATTGTCTCTGGTACTGTAGATCAGTCCGATCAATCGTTCTTGGATGATGATCAGATTGAAACTGGATTTGTACTAACATGTGTTGCATATCCTACTAGCGATTGTGTAATCCAAACGGATCAAGAAGAGAATCTTTATTAATACTATAAAGTATTCAATAAGTATGACTAATCATAATCAACTGTATGAAGACATGCAGAAACTTGATGATATGTACGAAGAACTTCTATGGCATCCAGATGATGAACTACAGTTTACTCACGATGGTGAGAAAATTATTATAATTAATAAAACTGTAGAAAGTAAAAAAAAAGATAGTGATGATTTCATCACACATAAATAGTTGACTTTTCAACTCTACTCTATATACTGAGTAGAGTTTTTTTATTATATGCCAAAAAATCAATTGAACAAAGATGAATTGATATGTCACGTTCTCAAACTCAAGCATGAGGTTGATGGAGAACCAAAGACTGTTTGGCAAGGGGAAAAGGATATGGCTCACAAGTATCTCAATCGAGTCTTGAGCAGAATTGAGGAATATCGGTATTAGGGGTTGACAGGTTGGGAAAACCGTAGTATTATAAATAAGTCGAGAGGTTAAGAAACCAACACATTTCTTAACTGTTCGTTACACCCCGCAAACCAAGACCTATAGGGTGTATAAAAACGTCTTTAATACCTGTATCTAAGGGTGATACAGGAATAGTAAAACCATCATTTCCCTGATGATCTTACTTTTTTCAATTCAATGGCTAACGCTACATTACAACAACAACAAACAACCTCATCGTGGGAATCTTTCTGCGAGTGGGTAACTTCTACCAATAACCGCCTCTATGTCGGTTGGTTCGGCGTACTGATGATTCCAACTCTGTTGGCAGCAACTATCTGCTTCATCGTCGCCTTCGTCGCTGCTCCCCCCGTGGACATCGACGGCATCCGTGAACCCGTCGCTGGTTCACTCATGTATGGTAACAACATCATCTCTGGTGCAGTTGTTCCATCTTCCAACGCAATTGGTCTTCACTTCTACCCAATCTGGGAAGCCGCATCGCTCGACGAGTGGCTGTATAATGGTGGTCCTTTCCAACTCGTAATCTTTCACTTCCTCATCGGCATCTTTGCCTACATGGGTCGTGAGTGGGAACTTTCATACCGTTTAGGTATGCGCCCCTGGATCTGTGTAGCATATTCTGCACCAGTCGCTGCAGCATCTGCTGTATTCCTCGTCTATCCTTTCGGTCAAGGTTCTTTCTCCGATGCTATGCCTCTTGGTATCTCTGGTACTTTTAACTATATGCTCGTCTTCCAGGCAGAGCACAATATTCTTATGCATCCGTTCCACATGCTCGGCGTTGCTGGGGTATTCGGTGGATCTTTGTTCTCTGCTATGCACGGAAGTCTTGTTACTTCCTCACTTGTTCGTGAAACAACTGAAACAGAGTCACAGAACTATGGTTATAAGTTCGGTCAAGAAGAAGAGACGTACAACATCGTTGCTGCACACGGTTACTTCGGTCGCCTGATCTTCCAATATGCTTCATTCAACAACTCCCGTTCCTTGCACTTCTTCCTTGCTGCATGGCCTGTTGTCGGCATCTGGTTCACCGCACTTGGTGTTTCCACGATGGCATTCAACTTGAACGGTTTCAACTTCAACCAGTCCATCCTTGATGGTCAGGGTCGTGTGTTGAACACCTGGGCAGACGTTCTGAACCGCGCTGGTCTTGGTATGGAAGTTATGCACGAGCGTAACGCTCATAACTTCCCACTGGATCTTGCTGCTGCTGAGTCAACTCCTGTTGCTCTTACAGCACCCACAGTTGGTTGATTAACCTGCTACAATTAGTAAGAAGCGGGGGTCTTCGGACCCCTTCTTTTTTACCTTCAAATATTAAGTTTTATTATGACTGAACTTCTTACGTATTATGTGATTGTTGCCGTTGCATTCATCGGCGCACCAGGAGTTTTCTTATTCATTGTCTTTATGCCTGCCCTTCAAAATACGAAAGGTCGTATGGTTGGTTATAATGATCACAAAGGATATGGAGACTCTTCTACCTATGAAAATACACCAGGTGATCAAACAAAATTTGCCTTAACAGGTATTGTTAACTAAAATCAAGGAAAAAATAAATGACTACAAGTACACTACAAGTACCAACAAGGGGGTGGTTCGATGTACTCGACGACTGGCTTAAACGGGATCGTTTCGTTTTTATTGGTTGGTCTGGACTTCTTCTTCTACCCACTGCTTATCTTGCTATTGGGGGCTGGCTTACTGGCACGACTTTCGCAACGAGCTGGTATACCCACGGTCTCGCTACTTCCTATCTTGAGGGTGCAAATTTTCTTACAGCGGCAGTTAGCACTCCAGCTGACGCTATGGGTCATTCTCTTCTTCTTCTCTGGGGTCCTGAGGCTCAGGGGGATTTCGTCCGCTGGATCCAACTTGGGGGACTCTGGAATTTTGTGGCACTCCACGGAGCATTTGCCCTCATTGGTTTCATGCTTCGTCAATTCGAGTTGGCTAGGTTAATTGGAATTCGTCCGTACAACGCTATTGCGTTCTCTGGGCCTATCGCTGTTTTTGTCAGTGTGTTTCTCATCTATCCTCTCGGACAGTCCAGTTGGTTCTTTGCGCCGTCGTTTGGTGTTGCAGCGATCTTTAGGTTCCTGTTGTTCCTTCAGGGTTTCCACAACTGGACACTCAACCCCTTCCATATGATGGGAGTTGCTGGTATACTGGGTGGAGCATTGCTGTCAGCAATCCACGGTGTAACAGTAGAGAATACTCTGTATGAAGATGGAGAACAAGCAAACACCTTTAAGGCGTTTGATTCAACACAAGAGGAGGAAACTTACTCTATGGTCACTGCAAACCGCTTCTGGTCGCAGATCTTCGGCATTGCGTTTTCTAACAAGCGGTGGCTTCATTTCTTTATGTTGTTTGTGCCTGTTATGGGTCTATGGACATCCAGTATTGGCATTATTGGTCTTGCTCTCAATCTTCGTGCTTACGATTTCGTGAGTCAAGAGATCAGAGCAGCAGAAGATCCAGAATTTGAGACCTTCTACACCAAGAACATCCTATTGAATGAAGGACTACGTGCATGGTTGGCACCAGTTGATCAACCACATGAGTCATTCGTATTCCCAGAAGAAGTTCTTCCTAGAGGTAACGCATTGTGATTCAGTCTCTAGGATTCTTATTACTTCGTATAGCGTTAGGCACTATGCTTATCCATCATGGATATGAGAAACTAGAGAACATTGAAAACTTTGCGGATGCATTTGTAAGACCATTACATCTTCCATTCCCAATCGTCTCCTCATACTTTGCAGCATTTGCTGAGATTGTGGGGAGTTGGATGGTTATCTGTGGACTTGGCACTCGTTTGGGTGCCTTAGCAATCTTAGGTACAATATCATTCGCAATTTATCATGCTCTGTTTACATCTGGATTTAACATCTACTTGTTAGAACTTTTAGTTCTTTACTGGGGAGGTGCAGCATGTATAGTTCTCAGTGGTCCTGGCAATTTCTCACTAGATCATCTCATAAAACTGAGACTCTTTAATAATGATTCTTCTAATTAAAACTTCACTCCATAACCTTTAATAAGACATGATCAAATCACTATTCAGTATTATGTTTGCTGCTCTAATGTGGGTACAAGTCCCACAGTGGAGTGACGATTGGTCCAAGTGTGCAGTAGATGTACCAGATACAGCATGTCATTGGTATATCACAGCACCCGATAGCACGATGGGTGAAGGATTTAGTTGGGCGAATTCCCCTTGGTTTAGTGTTGAGGGTCTCCGTGATATCGGAGAACTTCACAACACAGTTCAATCTCTCCAGGAAACATGAATAACTTTGAAGTCTTTCTTTACTTTGTATGCTTTGCTGCCATTGGTGGTGCTGCGTTTGCAATGATGTGGAGTAACATTCAATCTATTAATATAGAGATGAGTAAACCTCCCAAACCAAAGCATCCTGAAGCACCTGAACCTGGCGAAGAGTTGATGTATGTAGATTTAACTAGAGAAAAACTAGAAGATTTATATAAAGATTAAGTCATAATACTGGGAGGGGTAACCCTCCTTTTTTATGTCACAATTAAGTTATGAACTCAAAACAACTCTAGTTGTAAAAATATGATATAATAATAGATATACTAGTTGTATAAACAATGATGAAGTTTATTCGCGTATTAATACTTGCTACGATTGCAGCAATGGTTATCTTTTTACCTAAGAGTGCATATGCATTAGATATCACAATGGGATCAAATGGCAACTTGATTTTTGATCCTTCTGATGTTACAATTAGTGCAGGAGATACTATTCATTTTGTGAATAGTATGCTTCCACCTCACAATATTATTGTTGAGGGTCGTGCTGATCTTTCCAGAGAATCATTAATGTTCACTCCTGGTGAGTCACAAGATATTCTTTTCGCTGATGCCGGTGATTATGATTTCTTCTGTGGTCCACATCAAGGAGCAGGGATGGCAGGGGTTATCCACGTTCAGTAATAAAATACATACACAATCACATGAAAATTTTTCTTGATACTGCAGATACGGATTTAATTGAAAAATATTATAATACTGGTTTAATTGATGGAATCACCACTAATCCAACTCTTATTATGAAGAGTGGTAGACATCCAGAAGATGTTTACCAAGAAATTAAGGATATGGGTATTAGAGATATTAGTATGGAAGTGATGGGTGACTCTGATGAAATGGCAGCAGAGGGATTCAGACTTTATGAGAAGTTTGGATTTTGTTCAACAATCAAAGTTCCTTGTACACGGGAGGGATTACAGACTTGTAAACTTCTTTCGGATCAAAGTATTAGAGTTAATGTAACTCTTATCTTCTCTGCTGCTCAAGCAATCCTTGCAGCGCGAGCAGGTGCATATTATGTTTCGCCTTTTGTTGGAAGACTTGATGACCAATCAGTAGCAGGTCTGGAAGTTGTACGTTCTATTTCTGAACTGTATCGTATTCAGGGTGCTCCTACTCAAGTTCTTTCTGCTTCTATTCGCAGTGTACAGCGTGCAGTTCGTTCTTGGTATAATGGTGCTAGTGTTGTAACTATGCCACCTAATATTTTTGAACAGATGTATGATCACATTCTGACTGATAAGGGTATGGAGATCTTTGAAAAGGATTGGGCAGAAGTTCCTAAAAATTATTTCCCCGCATGACTTTACATACCTCCACTTTGGGGGTATAATTATATTAAGTTGAATGAATTCAATGCTTGGTAAACTTGACCCAGAAGAACGTATTTTGGAGTTACCTACTAGAAAAGAAATGAAAGGTTATTATTCAGTATTCAATCCTAGAGGTGAAAAGATTGCCGATTGTGGTAGTCAAAAAGATGCTGTCAATCTCCTCAATATGAGAAACAATAGATGGGAAGGACATTACTATACGTTTAATCCTCTTCCTGGTGATATAATTGATGTCAGTTCCGGTAAACAACTTCCTACCCGAGACATCGTAGTTAATATGGATGGTGGAGTTGGTGGTTCTTGGAAAGAAGTTTCTGACGAAGAATTTGATGTTATGTTTCCATTTCCCAAACTAAATCAAAGTGATGAAGAAGCTTTCACACCCGAATGATCCACCCGATGCTAAGTGTCCATATTGTGGTGAAAAGAATAAACCTTGCAGCAATGTTGATAGTTTAGCAAGAGCGTATTGTAGAGCAGCGTGTAGAAAGAAGCATCAGGAATAAATAATTGTAAGACGCAAGATCTTATGCCTCTGTACAATTCCCCGCAAGCCTATGTCTTCAATCTCGAAACTACAAGTTCTGCTGAAGCAAAAAGGTTATGGAGGAAAAAGATAAAGGAAGAATGGGATTTAAAATGTGCATACTGTGGATCAGAGCACGAACTTACAATTGATCATATTGTTGCTAAGGCAAAGGGCGGCACAGATTTTACTAAAAATGTTCTCTGTGCTTGCCATTCGTGTAATCAAGATAAAGCATATTCTCCTATGGAAGATTGGTATCTTTCTCAGGAGTTTTTTAGTATCCAGCGTTATGAAAAAATTAAAGACTGGATGAAACCTGAAAAACCTGCCAACTTATTTGCATATCGCCCAAGAAGGAATAATGCGAGTTGAATAAATAAACTATAGCAGTAAATACTGCAATTTTTGGTAAATACCGAATGCGAATAAATGGCGACACCGTTTAGGATTAAACGATCTGCCGTACCCAATAAGGTACCACAGGTAGCAGATCTACAGTTAGGAGAATTAGCTCTTAACACAAATGATGCAGAACTGTATACTCTCAGAGCGAGGGCAGGTCTGGCAACGGACGTTGTTAGAGTCGGTTCGGGCGCAAGTATTACGAATGTTTTATATGTCACAAAAGACGGAAAAGATACCAACACGGGTAAAAAACCAGGCGATGCTAAAGCAACAGTCAAAGCAGCAGTCTCCATCGCCTCAACAATCGCAGGATCTATTGTTAAAATTAGTGCTGGAACTTATGTAGAGGATAACCCAATCAAGGTTGGTCCTCAAGTAAGTATTGTTGGAGATAGTCTTAGAGAAGTTACTATTGTTCCTCAGAACGCAGATCAAGATTTATTTCACGTAGCACCTGGAGATTTAATTAGTGATATGTCGTTCACTGGTACAGTGAACAATGGTAAAGCTATTGCAGCATATGATCCAGATACAATTAGATATGCATCACAATCACCATATCTTTTAAACTGTACAAACTTTGTTACCAATAGTATTGGTATGAAGATTGATGGTAAACACGCCATCGGACCATTTAAGAGTTTTGTTACTGATTCATTTACCCAGTACAATCAAAACGGTGTAGGGTGTTCGATTACGAACGAAGGATATGCCCAAATCGTTTCGATGTTTACTATTAATAGTGCAGAAGGAATATTTTGTGGGTCTGGTGGACAGTGTGATGTAACTAACTCAAACTCTTCATTTGGTAATTTTGGATTAGTTGCTGATGGTGTTGGTCCTCAACAGTTTACTGGGATCATAAGTACAACAGCGTCAGAAAATGCAGATGTCTTTACAGTATATGTTGAAGATGATATAGCAAAAAATATTACTAATGCAGTTTATGATGGTGTTACAGGTCTTACAACAATAACGACCAGTGGCAATCATGGATATAATGTTGGTGCAGCACTCACTATTTCTGGAATGAATTTCACTTGCGACTCGGCAAATGGAACAACCAGTTATAATGTGAGTGATGCAGATTACGATAGACTTAGTGGTATTTTAACTGTAACAACATCTGCCAATCATGATTTTAGTGTTGGAATTGCTGCAACAATAAGCAATCTTGTTTTCCAATGTGATTCTGGTGGTGGTGCATCGAATGGAACTTTCCCACCAGCACCAGGTGCAGGGAATGGCGCAGCAATTCATGTTTTTGATGTTCTTACTGTTCCTAGTGGAAATCAGTTTTCAGTAAATGTTGGTCCTTCAACAATTTCCCACACATATCAATCTGGAGGAACCGTAGGAATCAGTACGGTATCTAGTTTCCCAAGTGGTGAAAATGGATATGTATTCTCAATTAAGTCAATACCATCATCAAATCAATTCACTGTCAATGTTGGTATCAGTACCAGAGTTCACACATATAGAGATGGTGGAACATCCGAAAGAAATATTGTAAGACCATATGATGGACAGGTTGTATACTTTGATGAGTTGTATTATAGTGTAGGAAAATTAGTAATTACTAACGCTGGTAGTGGATATAACTCCACTCCAACAGTTACTATTGGATCTCCATCTGAAACGTGGGCAATTACTGCTACCGCTATTCCTACGATTTCAAATGGGTCTGTTACTGAACTTGAGATACTATCAAGTGGTCGTGGATATGAGACTGTACCTACCATCACATTTTCTACTCCTGATGTTGGGATAAATACAGCAACAGCTTCTGTAGAATTAACCCCATCATATTATTCTGTTAAGAGTTCAACTTCAATATCTTCTGGAATTTGCACCATTACATTTAATGAGAATCTTCCTTATGTTGTTGGTGTTGGTACTACAGTTCCTTTCTTTAAACAAAGTAGAATCTTAGCATCATCACACTCCTTTGAATATATTGGTTCTGGAACTGACCCTATATCATCACTTCCCTCCCGTGGTGGTGTTTCTATTCAAGATAATGAAGTTGATAATCGCAACGGTGGACTGGTTATTTACACTAGCACAGATCAGGGAGGAAACTTTAGAATAGGTGAGGGTGTTGTGATTGACCAGGTTACTGGGACTATATCCGGTAATTTCTATTCCAAGAGTTTATTTGCAAATGTTACACCATTAATTCTAGCATTAGGAGGAAACTAATAAAGTGGCTTTACCATTAAACGTATTTAAAACTGTCAATGTAGTTGCTAATACTAGCGCAACCGAAATTTATACTGCACCTACTGGATACACTGGTGTTGTTTTGATGGCTCAGGCAGCAAATATAGATACAACATCACACGATGTTACTCTTTCTCATAAGAGAAGTAGTACTGTAACAGAACTTACAAAGTCTACACCTATTCCTGGTAATGATGCTTTAGCAATGGTGACTGGTAGACTAGTTCTTGAACCTTCTGATAAACTTGTTTTATCAGCAAGCGATAGTAGCAATATTAAAGTTACTATCAGTATTTTAGAAACATTAAACTAATATAACTCACAGCAATGTCCAAGTTCCTTAGCGGCAGACAATCCAATCTAAAACTTGGTATATCAGGGTATACTGAGAGTAAAACAGTTCTTCAAACAACTGGAAAAGTTGGCATTGGAACAACGGACGCACAGAATTTCTCTCTGTTTGTTGTTGGACCAACTAACATTACAGATACGCTGACTGTTGCTGGTCAGAATGTTACTGGTGTTGCTACATTTAGTGGTAGTGTTAACTATCCTGATAACGTAATAGTCTCTTGGGGAGATAGTCAGGATCTAAAGGTATATCACGATAGTAGTGGACAGAGTTATATTAAGGACACTGGGACCGGTGACTTAAATCTGACTAGTGATGGAACTGGTATTCATTTCCAAAGTAGTGGTGGAAGCACATTAGCAAGATTTTATACTGCTGGTCCATCAGAAATTCATCACGTTGGATCACGCAAACTTCATACTACAACTGGTGGTGTTGAAGTAACAGGACTTACTGATACAGATTCTTTAAATGTATCTGGTCAATCTACATTTAATACTGTAAATGTAACTGGTGTCTCCACATTTGCTAATAATGTAGAAATTACTGGCGATCTTACTGTTAGTGGTACTAGGACTTTTCTGAATACCACAGAATTAGAAGTACAAGATATTAATATTGGCATTGCTTCTGCTGATCCAAAACTTAGCAATGCTGCTCTGGATGGTGCAGGAATTATCATCTACGGTAATGCTGGAGATAAAACTCTTACCTGGAATAATGCGAACTCCCGTATGGAGTTCAATACAAATTTATATTCTCCCAACTTCTTTGTTGGAGGTATCACTGCTTCTGGTGATGTTGAAATTGATGGTCATACAGAATTAGATAACATAAATGTTTCTGGTGTCTCTACTTTTACGGGTGCCATTGATGCAAATGGTGATCTGGATGTAGATGGACATACTGAACTTGATCAATTAAATGTATCTGGCGTATCTACATTTGTTGGTCTTATTGATGCAAACGGTGGCATTAATGCTACCACCGCAAAGGTAGAAGATCTAACAAACAATCGTATTGTTGTTGTTGGTGTTGGAGGAGAACTTGAAGATGATGCCAATCTAACATTTAATGGTTCTGAATTTAATGTTGGATCAGCAATCACCGCATATGCTGCAACTGGTATTGTTAGTGCAACTTCATTCTATGGTGATGGTAGTAACCTTCTGAATACTGGTGCTACTCTGAGTGGAACCAGTGGTGTTGAGAGGTTAGTTACTACTCAACTCACTAGCGGCACAATGGTTGATGCTGCTACTGATGCAGATCTGACCTTTGATGCTAGCAATAATACTTTAAACACTGAAAATCTTAAGGTATCTGGTGGTATCAGTACAAATGGATCTTCTTATGGTCAAGATGGACAACTCTTAAGATCTACTGGAACTGGGTGGGAATGGAGAACTGTTCCTGGTATTTACTCTGTTAATAATATTCTGAATGGTTTCAATGTTCTGGAGGAAGGAGGAACAGTTGGAACTGCTGGAAGTATTCATACTTTGGACTTCCGTGGAATTAATGTTTTTGCAAGTGGTGATCCACAACCAAACGGTATTGCAACAGTTACTTTTTCTTCTTCGCCATCATTCACTGGTGTAAATCTTACAGGTGTTTCTACAATAACTGGCACCATCACTGCTGGTAGTTCTGAAGGTGTTGTTGGACAGTATCTCAGACACGTAGGAACTGGTGTTACCTGGGCATCGTTCCCAACACTTAGAACAACACAAACAAATACTGCAACTGCTGGACAGACTGCATTTAATTTTTCATATAATATTGATTTTCTTGATGTATTTGTTAATGGAGTTAAACTGAGCTCTTCTGAGTATACTGCTACTAATGGTAATCAGATTGTTCTGAACACACCTGCTTTTGTTGGTGAGATTGTTGAGTTTCATTCTTATAACGTTACTAGCACCTATGGTGGCGGTGGCGGTGGCGGCGGTGGTGCTTCTAATTTAGATGGTCTTACTGATGTTACTATCGGTACTCTTGCTGATAATCAACTACTTCAATATAATTCTTCCTCTGGTGAGTGGGAAAATATTTCTGCCGCTACTGTAGTTGGTGCTGCTAGTAGTTTTGCTACAAAGAGTGCTACTGCAACAACTGCTACTAATAATCAAACAACATTTAATGGAACTTATACTGTTGGATTTGTTGATGTATTTTTAAATGGCGTAAAGCAGAGTGAAGATGAGTATACTGCAACTTCAGGAACTAACATTGTATTGAGTACTGGAGCATCTGAGGGTGATCTGATTGAAGTAGTTGGTCTTACTGCTAACGTTCCTGGTTCTGGTGGTGGCGGAGGTTCCTATGCAAACTCTGATGTTGATACACATCTGAATACTTCAACTGCTTCTACTGGTGAAGTATTAAGTTGGAATGGAAGTGATTATGATTGGGTTGCTCAATCTGGTGGTGGCGGTGGCGGCATCAGTCTCACTGATCTTTCAGTTACTACAAATTCTGTAGGAACAGCAGCACTAGCATACAATAATTCAAATGGTGTCTTCTCATATACGCCACCAGATCTTTCTTCTTTTGCTACAACTAATGCACTAAATGCTGCAGTTTACAACTCATCCAACTGGGACACAGCATATGGATGGGGTAATCACGCTTCTGCTGGGTATCTAACAGCAGAAACGGACACACTTGCTAGTGTAACTGGAAGGGGATCTAGCACTAATGTTGATCTTACTTTTAGTGGAAATTTAAGTGCATCTGGTATTTCCACACTTTCTAATGTAACTGTTGGTGGTGCATCCACTGAAATGGTTGTTGATGGTGATCTGAGAGTTACAGGCATTATCACCACAGGAACAGGATCTGTTACCATTGATGGCACTACAAATGAGATAATCGTTGGTACTGGTGTTACTATCTACGGTAACACTGGAATCATCAGTGCTACCAAAGTTGCTTCTCACAGTCTTCAGTTCACTGATAACAACGTAACGATTGCTGGAACATCAGGAACTGCAGGTCAATTCAAGCAGATTGGTGGTGCTCCTTTCTATTATGATGGTACTGCTTGGAGAGAAATAGTTCTTTCTGATGGAACTCCAGTTACAACATCGGCAGATACTGATTGGGATAATGTACTAATTCGATTGGATTTTGAACAGGCAAGTACTGATATCACTCTGATTGAGAATAAGAAAGTTCTTGGAACTGGGCAGGATCAGAATCCTGATAGTCCGCGTGCGAATACTATTGATCTAACTGGTTCCCCAGTTAAGTTTGGTAGTAAGGCATTAAGATTTGATGGTAGTGCTGCTGGACTTATGCCGTTTGCATGGATCAATAGAATTGATGGTACTAATGATCGTTTGATGTCCTTTGAAGGTGCTTTCACAATTGAACTTTGGATTTATTTGAGTGAACTTCCTGGTACGGGGGAATGCTTCCCAATTTTAAGTCAAACTGAAATTGCTTCCAGCCCTGATGATGATTGGTCATTTAATATTACAAGGGCTGGATCATCAACATATTACGATATAAACTGGTATAATAAAAATCATAGTGATGGAACCGTTAATAGTGGATATGGAAAACGGATTGGTTACTTTGCTAACACCAGTCTGCTGAACCAATGGAATCATTTTGCTCTCGTTAGAGAGGCTGGTGATAGTTCAATACATTTATATTGGAATGGAACTGAATCAGGTTACACAAGCGGAAGCAATGATTCTTTAATAGACACTACAGTAAATGATGCTGATGTAAGTGATTACATATCTTTTGGATATCACTACAATTTGAATACTACTCAGAGATGGTTTACTGGAGTGATGGATGATGTCAGGATCTCCAAGTCCGCTAGATATACATCTGACTTTACAGCACCAACATCTGCACTTCCAATTAGTGGATCTTCTACTACAACTTATACCCCACCAGGCAGTAAGCAAGGTGAAATTACACTTGGCAATACACCAACCTGGACTGGAACAACTGGTGTAACAGCATCTAGACAATCTTCTGGACATTATCGTCTTACATTTGCTAGTGCATTTGCTTCAAATACTGCGTATACTGTGAATGCAAATGCAATGAATTATGATCCTGCAACATCAATAGTTGGAGTTGGTGTTAGTAGGGTATCATCATCTGCTTGTGATTTCTTTGTCTCTAGAATGAGTGATAGTGCTTTGGTTGATACTGGTAGTTTAGCTATCAGCGTATATAAAAAATAATCTCGTTCAATAAATACATAAAAACAGTCTAATGGGAAATAAGACCAGACATACCGCTAATCTTGTTTCGGATAATAACTTATTCGTTGACATTGCCAATGATCGTGTTGGCATTGGATCGACCCAACCGACTGCAAAATTAAATGTTGTAGGTGTTGTATCTGCAACTTCTTTCAGGGGAGATGGATCTCAACTCTCTGGAATTAGTGTTGATTCAACTTCTCTTGTCGATTCCAATAGTGTAACAAGAGTTCAGGCAACCACAACTGGTGCTATAGTAACTGGGATATTAACTGCTACTTCATTTGATGGTGTAAATTTTGCTGGCAAGGCAAACGTAACTATCGGTGATAATCCTCCTGGTATCGGAACTGCTTCTGGTGACCTGTGGTGGGAAAGTAATACTGCGAAAGGACACATCTATTATAATGATGGATCCAGTGCTCAATGGGTTGAGTTTAATCCCTCCAGTGGTGGAGGAGGAGGTGGAGGAGGTGGTTCCTATGGGAACTCTGACGTAGACTCTCATTTAAATCAAGGAACTGCTTCTTCAGGTCAAATCTTAAGTTGGAATGGTTCTGATTATGCTTGGGTAGCAGATCAGACTGGTGGTGGAGGTATTGCTCTCACAGATCTATCTGTAACACAAAATTCTGTAGGAACAGCAGCATTATCATATAATAATTCTACTGGAGTTTTTTCATATACTCCACCTGATCTAAGTTCTTATCAACAGAAGACTGCTGATGGTTCAGCACTCACTGGTATTGTTACTTCAATCGTTGCTGGTACAAACGTAACTCTATCAAACACTGGTGGAATTTATACTATTAATTCTACTAGTAGTGGTGGAATTTCTAATGTTGTAGAAGACACTACTCCACAACTTGGTGGTAACTTAGATCTTAACAGTAACAACATTACTGGAAACGGTAATATTAGTATTAATGGTACTGCTTCTATAACTGGTAGTAGTTTACAACTGATTGATAATAATAATAACGATCCTTATATTAAGATGACCTCTGGTATTACCAGCATCAGTCATCCTGCTCAAAGTTTTTATCCTCAGAGAATTGCTACTACCAACCAGGGTATTGATATCTATAAGGATGTAAGTATTAAAGATACTAACAATACGGAGAAGTTTAACTTTAATACTGGTAGTGGAACATTAACTGCAAGTTTCTTCTCTGGTGATGGTAGTAATCTTACTAATGTAAGTGCTGGTTCTACTGATTTAGTTTCAACTTATAATCTTTTAAGTACTTCACATAATAGTGCATATTTTATATCTGGTCCTGGTATTACTGATACCACTGAGGTAAATCCAACCCTTTATCTGACTAGAGGACAAACTTATAAGGTTTATAATGGTGCAGGAACTCACCCATTCAGAATCCAATACCAACATAAACTTATTTCTAATGCGACTGTTTATGGTGATGGAATAACTGGCAATCAGGCAGGATCTGGTGCTACTCTGTATTGGGAAGTTCCATTTGATGCTCCAGATGTTCTCTACTACCAATGCTCTTCCCACATTAATATGTCGGGTAAGATCATCATTATGGGTGACGTAGTAAATGAAGGTTCTTGGACTGCATCTGCTGGAGCTGCTCAAACGATTGATACAATCACTGGAGTTGCTAACAACGCTATCAAGACTGCTGAGTACACGATTCATATTGAGAACGGTAGTAATATGCAAGCACAGAAAGTTCTTGTAATGCAAGATGGAACAACAGCATTCTCTCAGGAGTATGCGATTATGCACAAGAGTGGATTGCTTGTTTCAATGAGTACTACAATCAGTGGAGGCAATCTCCTCTTACAGGCAACACCAGAGACTGGTGTAAGTGGAACGACAACGTATAAAGTTACTAGACAGACAATGCGATGAAGAAATACACATTAGCGGTTACAGGTCCT